GTTCTCGCCGGAATACCACCACGCGCTTTCGTCGCGGAAACGCCAGGCAATATCGTAATACGTCGGGCCGTTCATGCTTTGCGCTCCTTTCTCATTCTTTGGCTGTCACTTTAAGGCAAGCGAACGCGGCCCGGCACGCGGCCAGCGTCGGTTCGTGTACCGTCGAAGTCCCGCAAGCTCCGCCCGTCACGTCGTCGGAAAACCAAAACCAAAAGCCGTCGGCGTCGTGGCATGATTCGACGAGGTAGGGCTTGAACGTGGCCGGGACGTGCCGGGACAAGTCCACGCGCGCGGCATGGCGCACGCGGCGCGGTTTCACCACGCACACGGGGACGGCAATCTTGAAATAATCGCACATTGTTCGGCCCTCCATTATGCGACGGCGTGCCCGTCGTCGGTCATGTAGTCGGCGGCGGCGACGAAAACGGACACAAGGCGGCAACCGTTCTCGCCGTCGAGCCCATCTTCCCATTTCGCGGACGGTTCCGCGTAACGCCCCAACACAAACGCCTGGCCGATAATGGCGGCGTTGAACGCGGCGGCGTCGCGCCACGTCCGAGCCTCATACTGGATAAAGAATGTCCCGGCGGCTTCTTCGTACTCTTCAACCTCGAAACGCTGCGCAATGTCGTCGGCCAGTTCGGGGTTGGCGACAAGATCATCGGTCGCGTTGGCGACGATCTCGCCCACGTCCTCGAAGTCGAGGCGCGTGTACTTGTGCGCGGCGGCGTTCTTCGTGTTCTTCTTCGCGCGCTTCTTGGCGGCGGCGTTCTTCGTGTTCTTCTTCATTTTGTCGTCCTTTCTTGTTTGTGATCTTGCGGGTGGCCGTTGCCCCGGCCTGGTGTCCCTCAAAATCTGCGCATAGTATATCATGTTCCGCGTAGTGTGTCAATAGCAAAAAGAAAAAAGTTTTACTTTTTTTTCGTGGCCGGAATCAGGAAAACAAAAAGCCCGCGCGCCGGGCAAGGCAACGCGGGCGGCGCGGTCGAAAGGACGACTTCCAAAGCCGCGCCCGGATAGTATGCCATAAACGGCGGTGGCCGTCAATCGGGCGAACAGTTGGCGCAATCCTCCGCCGTCACCGTTGTTCCGTCCTCGAACGTACACGCGCCGTCCTTGCACGTCGCCGTTGTCGTCGTGCCGTCCTTCTTCTTGAGCGTGATCGTGCCGTTGAGCTTGTTGGCAACCGCCGATTTCAGGGCGGCGAGGCCCTCGTCGGTGAGCGTCGCGGCAAGTTTCTCAATGATTCCAGCCGCGCCGCCAGTTCCGGCTGCGCCGCCCGTGCCCCGGTTGGTAATGCCGCCGCCCTGCGCGTAGTTCGCCGTAATGTCCGGCTTCACGTCCGTCGTCGGGGTCTGCGTCGTGCTTTGCGCGAACGAATCGGTCGAGCCCGTGCTTTCCAGCGATTGCGTCTGCGTGAACATTTCCAGCGCGTTGGACGTGTCGCCCGTGGCGACGACGACGCCGTTGCTCACGGTCGCCCGCTGCGCCATGACGAAAACGCAACCGTCGAACGTGTTGTTCTGCGTTTGGCTCTTCGCGGGCTGTGCGCTGTCACTCGTCGCGCAACCGCAACACAGCACAGCAAGCGCAAACGCCGCAACAATGGCGGCGAACGAGCCGCGCTTCGTCTTGCGCGCGACCTTCCGCTTGGCCTTGGCGACCTTCACCTTGGCTTTGTCCTTGCCTTTGATAGTCTTTCCCATTGCCCGGCCCTCACTTCATGTACTTGTCAATAAGCGCGTCGACCTGCGCGTTGATCTTGTCCAGCTCGGCGGCGTTGATCTTGCCGTCGTCGGCAACCGCGTCGGAATACGCGGCAAGCGTCGCCATGCCGTCGCGGAGATAGCCCGCATATTTCGCTTTTCCGCCGTCCAGCGCGGCAACGTCGGCCAGCTTCTTGTTCAATGTGTGCGCCAGCTTCTTCGCCGTCTCTTTCGTCAAGAGAAACTCGAGGGCAAGCGCGAGGAGTTTGTCTTTCATGTCTGGGTTCCTTTCTTTTGGTTGAAAAATCACGCGGGCAAAACTTCGCTTGGAGATAGCCTTTCAAAATCTGCCCGCGTTTCCCGTCACTCGGCGGAAATCTTCGCGGCCTCCGCTGTCGCGCCGCGTGCCGCGCGCGTCACCGCGTTGAAGCCGTCGCGCCCCAACGCGCCGAAAATCAGGGCAAGGACGGCAAGTATCAAAACGCCGATAACGGCAAGGACGAGCCGATTTACGAGCCGCGTCTGGTTCTCGCCCTGTTGCTCTGTGGTGTGAAATAGCGTTTTGATCTGTTCGCTTTGCACGGCGTCGGCTTTCTGCAAATCGCTTATTGCGTCGCGGATTTTGGCGAATGATTCACGGTCGCACATTTAGTCGCCCTCCCGGTCTAGCCGCTCTTTGATTCGGTCGATGGCGTCAATGAACGCCTGATAAATCAACTTCGTCGACGGCAACGCCGCAGCGTCGCGCTTCTGTTCGTACTCCGCGCGCTTTTCGTCCAGGGCGGCTGAAACGCGCTCCACGCGCGCCTGTGCGTTCGTCGCGTTCGCCATCCACGCTTGCGCCTGTGTCTGCGCGTTCGTCGCCGCAACACGCCAACGCTCCGCGATTTCCTGCACCGGGTTCCGCTGCTCTTCCCCGACGACGTTGCGGAGTATGTTCGTTATGACGGCGGGGCCCTTGGTGTCGGGCTTGCCGTTCCTGTACCACGTCGTGATGACGGAGCCGGGCACGCTCTCGGTGTCGCGGGACACGCAGCGCGGCGATTCTCGAAGAACCGCTTTTGCGACTTGGTGAACACGGTGGACGTCGTGCTGGTCGCAACCCTGGTCCATCACCACCGCCCCGCCGATGCGGACGGCGCGCGGCGCGGGGTGGAGGGTGTTGTCGATGAGGGTTCCGTAGGCTGTCATCGTCTTTTCCTAATGTCTTCAATTCGACGTAGCAACATCCTTGAACACCACAGTAGAATATTCAATTTCTGTAGTGCTCGGCTTATCTCCTTGCATGATGGTATATGCGTCCGCAAAATATAGTGTCGCAACTACTCCTGCAAACGTGCTTCCGTCTGTCACGCCAGAAATTGCAGTATAAGCGTCCGAATTGAAATCTATTATCATAGAAAACAAGTAATATGAAATATACGAAGACCATTCAATATCTGAAGTGTCTTTTAATTGGCAATACACGAGAGCAGTATTATCACTCACCCCTATAATTCTACCGACAGCTTTTGCGGTTGCACCGCCACCATCGCTCAATCTAAACTCCCACATTTTGTTAAGAGGGTCTACGTGTGATGAGATAGCGCCATCAGTTATCGTGACCGAGGTTCCATCAACTTTCACACCGCCCACTCGATTTGTAGATGCAATTACTACGGGGCAGTTCGTAACCGCCGACACGAACGCCGCGTTGTTCGTGCTGATTTTCGTGTCCGCAACGGCGGTCGCCGCGTTCGTGGCCTGTTGCTGTGTCGCGTAGCCGCTCACGTCCGGGATGTCGTTCGTCAGCGCGACGCGGCCCACGAGGTTGGTCGTGCCTAGAAGTGTCCTTGTCGCTCTGAAATCTGCGATTGCCTCATTGAGCCATACAATCTCGGTTGAATCCGCATAACCCTTTGCCTCTCCCGAAGGGGCCTCGCCGATGTATGGGATCCAGTAAGCACCATCGCCTTGGCCGGATTCAATAAGGCGCACGCCGTAATACGCCATCTCAGGGTCGTTGTACTCAATCACCCAATCAGAATAACCGACCTCCCACACGCCCCCCGTCGCGTCCGTCCAGCGCGTCGGCGTGCCGTAGCTCCTGGCGCGCTCGACGGTTCCAGTCCCCGCGAACGCGGACAACGCCGCGCGCGTGTGGTTCGTCGCTTCCGTCAAGTCTGCTGGCGGTGAGACGGCGACGATTGTCTCGCGGAGCTGCGCGTTGTTCTGCGAAAAGTCCGGCGCGGGTATGGCGTTGGTCGCGGCGGTGATCTTCACCGCAACGCGCGCCTCGGCTTCCGCGATCCTGTTCGTCGTCCACGGTTGCGACGCCATTGTCACGGCGAACGCCGCACGCGCAAGGCAAACCGCCGCGCCGATTATGGCCAGTTTCGTTCTCATCGCTCGACTCCTTCCTCTTCTAGCGCAATGGTCAATTTCCCTTCATCGTCCACGACTGCGGAAAGCATATGATAAAGCCCGGTCGCCGGGTCGCGGATGTATGTGTCGCGCGGTATAATGTCAGGGGCCTGGCTGCTTCCGTTCGCCGGGTTCGCATGGACGAAAAGCGTCCCGGTGCCGAGCCATTGTTCGTTGTCGCGGTCATCCGTTGCGACGACGTGGTAATGAAGCTCCCCGGTCAAGTTCGCCGCCGGGAAGATAAACGGCATGGCGTAGCAATTCCAAACGCCTGTTCCGGCTTGCGTACATACCGCGCGGAAGTTCTGCGCAGTCTGGCCGTACTCGAACAAAATGCCCAACGTCTGCACGGTGTCGGGCACGTCCACAAGCTCGACGTAGAGCGACGACAACACGCCCGCCGCAATCGGGGTAAGCGGGTAGTTTAGCCGGGATTCGTCTATTCTGATTCTTGTTTTCATCGGGTGGCCTCCTTGTCTTTAGCGGAACGAAATCGCCGCCGACGTCCCCGACGCCCAAGCTGCGTTCGTAAGCTCTGTCCTGAAAAACGTCAAATTGCTGATCTTCCTGATTGCCGGGACGACGATCACGACCTCAGACTGTCGCAACGGCTGCGCCAATTCAAAATTGAGACTAATGGAGCTGGCCTCTTCGGGAACGGATATACGCTTTATAAGCGTCGCCTCCGCCGTGACGGTCACGCTGCTCGTCGCGTTCCCGTCGCCCTTTACGCTCCCGGTTATGGTCTGCTTCTTGCCCGTGAAAAACGCGCCATTTGAAGCGAGGGCGGTGAGCGCAACTTCTCGCCACGGGCCGAAAAACGCAAGCGACGACGATTTCCAGAAAAGCAAGTCACACTCAAGATGGCGCGGGCCGTTTTCCCCAAACCTCGTCGCTTCGAGGTTGCTGTTTATTGCGACTTCTGAATATTCCGCCTTGTCCGTCGGGACGACAACGGCCATGCTCTTTATAACGCCGAACGTCGGCGCGATAAGTTCGCCGTTGCCGTTCGTGCCCGTGCGTTTCTTGTTGTAAAAGAAGATTGCAATAGAATCGGTGTCGACGTCATTCGGCAAGCCGCCGATTACGTCGCAATCATCTAACGGCACGCTTGAGGACGCAAGCGAGGAATAATTGCCGCCGACCGCCCTGGAAAAGCTCGGCTTCGTCCTTAGTAGGTCTGGGTTCTTTAATACGTTTATAATGTCGTTCGTGTTCGACGTAAGGAAAAAGCCGCTTTTTCCTCCGCAACTGAACGCCGGGCCGATCTCCAGCGGCTCCGCCGCCTGGGCGTCCGCCTCGTAGTTTCTAAGTTCGCCGCTTGCGCCGTAAGGCCCCAAAATCCACGAGCCGCTTGAGTCCTTCGTCACCGTCCCGGCAAACCTGAAAAGCGCACGCGTGGACAACAGCACCGCGCTTCCCTCGATCGAATAATACCGCGCTTCCTTCGCGTTGTACATTGTCCAATATGACGTGTAATCTTCGAGCGTCAAGTATACCCAAAGATACGTTTTCCCCGTCGTCGCAAGCCCGGGGAAACTGTCGTCGCCGGAAGCGTTGAACGTGAGCAAGCTGTCCGCCGCCCGGCCCGAGACAAGGTTCTGCACGTTCGACTGGCTGAGAAATCCCCACGACGAAACGCCCAGCGACGTGCTGGCCGTGGACGGTGAGACGATTGCGCCGCTTCCCTCGCCGCGCACGACCGACCAATCATTGCTCGGCGTCGCGGAGTTGGACAGTTCGAGCGCAACGCGGACGCCCGCGCGGCAATAACGGTCGCGCTGAATCGCAAGCGTCACGCTGTCAAGCGCAACGGACGCCGCCGAGTCTGGAATCTTGAAACGGTAGGCAACGCACCCCGCGTAGCCGCACATAGTCCCGTCCTCTTTCCTGGCGTCGCCGCCTTGCTGGTAGCAGTCGAAACCGTCCGACATGAACGCGGAGAATGACGGCGGCGAAATCATCGCGCCGTTTTCGTCGTACTTCGCGTCCGTTTCCGAAACCTTGTTTACTGGCATCGTCACGTTCTGAATCGGGACGGCTGATTCGTGCCATTCCGCGCTTTCCAACGCCTTGGCGTTGTCCGCCATCATGGCTATGTAGGAATATTTCGAGCCGAGCGTGCCATTGTTCACGCGTTTCACGAAACGCACGCAGGGGAGGTTCATCGTCGTTGTTGACATTGCTTTTTGTCCTTTCTTACCAACCGTTCAAAATACCGCAGTTGTCGCCGTCGTTCTCCATGCCGGGGTCGTCGCTTTCCTGTGTCACGTCATCCGAGAATTGGTTGCAATCGTTACCGCTGCCGCCGCCGCCGTCACTTCCGCCGCCGCTATCGTCGCCCCTGTCGTAAGGCGCGTCCGGGTCGTCTGGGTTCCACGGGTCGTCCGGGTTCCATGGGTCGTCCGGGTTCCACGGGTCGTCCGGGTTCCACGGCTCGTCCGGCTCGTCCGGGTCGCCGCCTCCACCGCCGCCGCCCCCGTTGGACGTCAAGCTGATAACGTAAGGCTGGCCGGGGCCGCCGCACGCCACGTCTATTCCGTCGCCCGACAAAAGCTCGACGTCCAGGCGCGGATGCCCGGAGCCTGTCCCTGCAAGTTTTAGGCCCTTGCCGGGCTTAAAGAAATTCACCCACGAAAGCACCCAGTTCCACGTCGCGGCAAATCCCGCGTGAAGTTTCGCGCCGAGGGCTTTCCCTTCCGTTAGGTAGCGAATCTGTGGAGGGCGCACCGCCATATCAACCGCCCTCCGGGAAGTTCGCTATGGACTCCGCCAGCCCTTTGAGCGTCAAAGCGGTCGGCGGCGTGGATGAGGCGGAGCCCTTTACTGGCGTCGAGTAATAATCAAATGTTGCGTTTACGTCCACCTCGATTGCCCAAACGGGGCCTTCGACGTGAACGGGCGTCACGGAAGCGCACACAAGCGGAACGCTGGCCCCGGCGGAAACGTAGCAATAAACCGCGTCGGCCCCGAACGTCTTGAGCGCAATGCACCATTTGTTCACGTCTATCGTGTACGCTGTAAGAATTGAAGCGGCGCAGGATTCGGCAGTCGCCTTGTTCAGCCCGACGTACTTGTACCGCTTGGAAAAATGCGTTATCCCGTGCCATTGGTAGACGCTCTCCTTGTTGAATATCGCAACGCCGCCGTCCTGGCTCGGTGCCGCCGCAAGGCAAGAGTTCGTCGCCGCTGGCTCTACCTCATACTGGTAGGTGTTGCCTTGCTCCACCTCGCGGTTTGCCGCCGATATGCCCGTAAATAGTGCCATTTCTCGCTCGCCTCCTTTCCTATGCCAACGCCAGCGCGTCCTTTATGTTTTGGTCTATGCTCTTCAGCGTCTTGTCAATGTCCTGTTGCAGCTTGTCGCGCGCCTGTTGCGCCTTTTCGAGCTGCTGCTGCAAGTTCTCCGCGCCGTTCTTCTGATCTTGGAACGCCTCGAAGTCGCGCATAAAGCCACGGTCGCGGTCGGACAGACGACGGCCCCGGCTCCGCTCTTCCGCGAGGCGGTCGTAACGCCTCTGCGCGGCGGCGTCGCGCCGGGCGGCTTTCTCCGCGTCGCGGTCGCCATGTTCCGCGAAACGCTGCGCGCGCTGCCAGTCTATGTAGTTCTCGCCGCCGTTCGCGCGTCCGCCGTACTGGTAGGGGCCGAAGAGCCCGTTCGTGTGCGCGGCGTCCGCCGCCTGGCCGCGCCCCGTGCGCGCTATTCCATCCTTCGCATTTTTAAGCCGTAGGGTGAGCGCGTCTATCTGCGCGTCGAGCTTCTTCACGCGCGGCGCAAGTTCGCGGAGGTGCTTCTTCCCCTGCTCGGCTTGCAAGTCGTAATATTCGATCAGATTCTGCCGGGCCTCAAACTCGGCGTCCTCCTGGGCCTGTTCACGCTGCGCCATTTCGGCCTCGAGCTTGGCCTTTTCCGCCGCCGCCGCCGCGGCCTTGGCGCGCGCATCCGCCGCTTCCTTCTGCTTCCGCATGGCTTCCGCGAGGTTGAATTCGGCCTCCTTCACCGCGTTCGTCGCCTCAATGGCGGCTTGGCTGGATTTCTGCCGGGCGACAAGCGCGTCGGTTTCCTTCGTGGCGCGTTCCCGTTGGAGCTTGGCGACATCTTCTTCCGCCGCCGCCAAATCGTCCATTGCCTTGTCCAGGGCCTTCTTGGCCTCTTTGTATTCCGTCATGTCGTCCTTCTGCTCGGTGACGACCTCGTTGTACCGATTCTGCGCACGCGCCCAGACGGCGTAAAGAGCGCGCTGCTTCTCCTTCGCCGCTGAAATCTTCTTGTCGAGGAGCCCTTGTTCCCGCTGCGCGTCCTCTACGGATTCCGCCGCGTGGCGTTCCGCCTGGGCGTACTTCTCCTTTGCAATCTGCAACGCCGCGTCGGCCTTTATCACGGCACGCTCCGCGTCGTCGCGTGCGTCGGCAAGCCGCGCGCGCGCGTTGTCGTTGATCTGCCCAATATTTCCGGCAGTAATCGTGTCCGCAACTGCACCAAAGCCACGTCCGGCGTCTTTCGATTTCTCTCCAATACGCGCAATCGAGTCATAAAGTTTGTCAAACTTCCGCTGGATTGAGTCTGCCGCCGCGCCCAGGCGTTCTGTCATGTTGCGCGCGGCTTCCTTCGTGGCCTCCGACGCCTTTTCTTTCAATTCCTTGAATTTGTCAATCAATAGCATGACGCCCTGCGCGGCAAGCTCCCAGATACCGCCCGTGAGGAGCGTCTTTGAGAGATTGCCGATTACGCCGCCAACGCCGCCCAACGTCCGCCCGAGCCCTGTCGCGGCCTTGCTCAAATCCACGCATTTCTCGCGGGACAGTTCAAAGCCCTTGTTTAGCTTGCCGAGCGCGTCGTCTTGTTTCGACACGCGAAAAAGAAAATTGATCGTTCCGCCCGCCATTACTCCGCCGCTCCTTCCTCTTGTTCGCCGTCCGCCGCCTCGTCGGGCTTCTGCGCCGCCGCCCGCACGGCGTCCAGCGCGCGCGCGTAGTCACCGAGGGCCTTGTTATGCTCCGCCTTGCGGTCGGACGAATTGAACGCGGACGCCGTTTCCAGCCGCTCCGCCTGTTCGCATATCCGCAACATGGCCGAATAAGTGAGGTCTTTCAAATCCGCCGCCGTGCCAATGCGCGCGGCCATGCCCCGGTAGAATAGGCCATATTCGGGCGAATAGCGCGCCGGAAGCTCGTCCGGCTCCTTGCCCGTGTCGGCCTCGTCCGCCTCGCGCGGCGGCGGCTTTTCGCCCAATTCCGGGGAATCGCCGTAAATCACCCAATCGAGCGCGTTCATCACCTGCCGATATGTCGCGCCGCGCAATTTTTCGAGCGTCTCCTTCGCCGTTTTCTCGACTGCGCGGAGGTTCGTCGGCTCCGGGAGTTCGCGCCACGGGATTACGCAAGAGACAACGCGCAGGGTGAAGTACGTTTCCTCGTCGTCGGCGTTGAACGTGTCCGCCGTCGCGCGGAGCCACATTTCCGCGCCGAGGGTCGGTTCGCTGAATACCACGCCCGAAAGGAACGCCACGCGCGGCGCGGCGGCAACGTCGGCGGATTCCGTGCCGCGCTCCACTTTCAGGCCGAGGGCATTGAGCCGGATTACCTCGCGCGGCGGCACGTCCACGCCGTCCGCGCGAAGTCGCTCCATATCCTCTATGGCCAAAAGCGAAACCACGGCACGCGCTCCCGTTTTAGCTGTTGCTCGACGGCGTGTCCATTGTCAGCGGCTTGCGGAGCGTAATCGAATAGGTCGGGTAATCCGCGTCCGGGTTCGTCTCGGCAAGCGGCGACGAAATGGCCCAGCCCGTTCCGGGCGTCACCGTCGGGGCGGTGCTTCCCGTGGCGACGATCTCCAGCGTGGCCTCAAGATATGCGCCATAAACGCCGTGGGCGACGACTTCGCCCTCGACTTGGGCCGTGCCGTTCTCGCAAGCCGCCGTGTAGTTCGCGCTGTTCAAGTAGCAGCCCGTCCCGGCAAGCGTGAACGCCGAAAAGAGCGTCTTTGCGTGGTGGCAAACGCCGAGCGAGAATGACGGGACGGTGAACGCCGCCGGGCACGTCCCGGTGGTCTCCGTCTCGATCTCCTCGCCGCTGGCGGAAACCGTAGGCTCCCCCCCTGCGGACGTGTTGACCGTGAAGTTGGTAAGCACCACGCGCTTGTTCTTGTAAGTCGAAACGCCGCCGAGCTTTATGCTGTCGAACGTCGTCTCCGCCTTTAGCGCGTATTCCGCCGACGGGGCCATGCGGTCGCCGTAGGCCGTCTGGTCTACGATGTTGCCGTTCTCGTCGCGGGCCTCCGCGATTGAGCCGGAATTGCCGTCGCTGGTGGATTTCACCACGCAAGTCGTCGAAGCAATCCCGAACGGGTCTGTTTTCGTTTTGAACGCCATTTTTATTCTCCTGTTTCTGGGGTTTGTTCTTCTTCGTCACTCTGTGGCGGCGTGTAACGGCCCGTCACCGTTGCCGAGTAAGTCTTTGCCATTCCGCCATTATCTGCGGTCGCGTCAAACTCCGTCTGCGTGCTGTCAAGGCGGAAAGCGTCGCACGCGAAACCGTCCGCCGCAAGCGCGGTGCAGTGTTCCATGCGCGCGGCCTCCAGCACGGCACGGACGGCGCGGCACGTCTCGCGGAAGAGCGCGCCGCCCTTGTCGTCTGCAAAGGCGACGTGGACGGTAACGCGGACGGCGTAGTCGCACGGGACGACCGTGTCGTCGCCGTAGTACCGTTGCCCGGCCTGGTCTGCGAATACCGCGACGTATGTGTCGGGCGACAGTTTGCGCGCGCCCTCCTGGGCCGGGGCAAGCGCGCCCAACACGTCCACGGCCTCCACGCCGTCGGCCAAAAGGGCGACAAGCCGCGCCTCGATGATCTCTTCGGGTTCCTTTGTCATGACGAAAACCTTATTACGCCCGCCTCGGAAGCGCGGGCAAGCCAATAACTACTTGCGGAGCCGCCCCAACTGCGCGGCGCGGTCATTCCTCCGTCGCGGTCGAACGCGCGGAGAAACGCGGCTTCAAGATTGTGGCGCAAGCGCGCTGCCGCCGCGTTGATCGCCTCTTCAAGCCCGCCGGGCGGAAGGGCGTAGTACGCATAATCGAGATTGTTGTCAATCCGCGCCGCCGCGCCGCTCCCGGTCTTGAAAAACATTCCGCGAACGTAACGGCGAGGGTCGCGGCGGTCTTTCTTGCCGTGCTTCCATGACAAATCCCCGGACGCCGCGCCGTTGTTGTAAATCTTGTTCGCCGCCCAGCCCCATGACTTCTTCGCAAGTCCCCGGTGCTGGATGCCGCAATGAAAGCGGACAAGTTCGCGGATTTCCTGCGCCGGGTGCTTCCCGGTCATGGTGTACGTTGCGACCTTCACCTTTCGGCGGTGCGCCGCCACGTTCGTCGTCCGTCCGCCTGGCGTCCGCCGCTTGTGCGCGCTCACGGAAACGAGCGCGGTCTTTTTCGTCACCTTGCGCCGCGCGTCCGTGTAGACATAGAAGTCCCGCGAATAGGCGGCGGGCGTCCCGACCTTGCGCGTCAACCTCCAACGCCGGAGGAGCCTGTGGTGCTGGCTGTTGCTGTGATTGTAGCGCGGCGGAACGGGTGAAGGGGTCGCGGCCCATTCCTTTTTCGGCGCGCGCTTGGGGGCGACGATGGTTCGCGCGCGCAGGGAGTTGCAAACGTAGATGGCCGCGCGCTGCGTCTCTTGCGCCAATCGTTCCGGCATATAAAACGCCACGTCGCGCAAAAGGCTGGTCATGCGCTCAAAAGCCGCCTGGTCAATGTCAACATTGACGTCAAGCATAGCGGCCCCGCGCCTTTCTCGGCTGGACGATCACCGTCCAGTACCCGATATGGTGGACGACGGACGAAACGGCGAACGGCTCCGGGGCCGGGTTCGCCGCCGTGCCGTCCTCGAACGTCACCGCGTCCTCGACCTCCGGCGGCGTCTCGTCCGGCCAGTCGCGTTCAAGTACGCGGAGCGTCCACGCCTGTCCGTCCGACGGGGCCGCCGCGCCCGTGAGAATGTCCGCGCCGCCGTCGCCCTCCGTCGCAATCACGCGGACGGAGCATGACAGTTTGCGGACGGCGGACGCCGTGCGGCGTTTGCCGTTCCACGAAACTACGCGCGCAACGTCCGGGATCGCCTGGGCGATTGCGTCGAGCGCGCTGTTGACTGCGGTTCTCATGGTTGCGGGCCTTTAGAAAAAGCCCACGGCGACGGGAGGGTGTGGCGGTCGCCGTGGGCGTGCGTTTAGTCGTTACTGCCAGGGTTACGAATGAACGCCAGTCGCAAGCGCGAACGCCTCCGGCCTCTTGATGAGGATGTCGGAGTCCTGCAACGCCACAAGGCGGAGCCCGCCGTTCGTGTCGTTCGCGTATGGGTCGACGATGATGTCCGTGCCGCTCCAAAGGCAAACCGCAAGCTGCGTGAAGTCGCCAAAGAGGAGCTTGGCGGCGGGCATGAGGTTCGCCTCGACGAAATCGCGCCCGATCACCTTGTTCGTCGCCGTGTCAAGGAGACGCACGGAGCCGCCGATTGCGCCGACGTTCTTGGGCGTGGACGCGCCGTCTGTCAGCACCTCGTAATCGCGGGTCTTGGCGAGTTTCGCCCAAACGCCGGAATTGCCGACAAACTTCATGCTCGGCTTGTACGAGTTGGCCGTCTTGGTCGCAGCGATAAGGTCGACGATCTTGTCGAACGTCGGCGCGTTGCTCCAGGCGGTCGCGGCGGAGTTGAGCGCGGTGCAAAGCCCGGTCGGCGCGCCGCTCGTCCCTGCGCCCTGGAACGCGGCGGTCTCGATTCCGGCGGCGCACGCGTACATGAGCCACTCCAAAACCTTGGCCTGGACGTTCACGGAGTTCTGAAGGAGCAGCTTGCGCGTGATGTCAACATACGCGCCATAGGTGTGCGGCGCCGCTTCGATCTGCCCGAAGGTCGGGTTCTTCTTGGCGACGTTGCTGCCCTCGGCAACCCAACCGCCGGAAATGCTGCCGCCCTTGGGGATGGCGATATTCCCGACAAGCCCGGTGAGGACTTCCGCGCCCAACTGCTCACGGAGGACAAGCGTCGCCACAAGGGCGTCAATAAACTGCCCGGAGAGGAGCAGCGTCTCGATGACGTTCTTGCCCGCGCCGCCGATCCCGGTAATGCCGCCCGCGCTGGTGTCGGTGTTGTAAGCCGGGGTGCCCAGCGTCAATCCGCCGTCGTTGGCGTTCGCCGCCGCGCGGTTCCCGACGAAATCGGGGAGGAGGATTCCCTGCACGGCGCGGCCCGTCTGGCGCGCAAGCTCGGCCGAAATCTCGCGTTCAAAGCCGATGTCAATGCTCGAAAACTTGGATTCGGCCACCTCGGCGTAGTAGCGCAGCACCTTCACGAAGTCGTACTTCTGGCGAATCTTCGTCTTGTCGGCCTCGTCAATGACGGCGCGGGATTCCTCGGCGGGCTTCGCGGGCTTCTTCGCAAGCTCTTCCAGGTATTTCTCCCGGCGGTTCAGGAGTTCCTCGCGGATTTCCTCGAATGAACGCTCCGACGTGAGAATGTCGGCAACCTCTTCGCCGCTGACGTGCGCGGCGGAGGCAAGTTCGCGGATTTTCTGCCGCTGTTCGGCGGTGAGTTTCATCTGTTCTTTGCTCCTTGCGGCGATTGTTGCCGCTTCGGTGTTCTTGGTTTCGGGGTTGTCCGCCTCGGCGGGTTTGCCGCCGCTGCGGTTCTCGGCTTGTTCGGCCTGACGGCCCACGCCGATATTGGTGTCTGCTGGGACATTCACAAACGACGCCTCGTATGGCGTCCAGTTCGTCACGCGGATGATCGGGAGCCCGTCCTTCTCCGTCCCGACCACCTTGGATTCGTTGACGATGTAGCCGACGGACATATTGCGCCGGATTCCGGCGGCGGCGTCCTTTGCGATTACCTGGGCGCGTTCGCTGCAACCAAACTCAATCACGCCGCCGATTTTGCCGTCCTTGACTTCCGGCTTGCGGATGATTCCGATTTGATCGCCCCAATGCGTGTCCTGAATGATAAGCCCGTCTTTCATGCGGCTGGTGTCAATCTCGCCGTCCTTGTGGCCGAGGATTTCATAACCCGCCGTGTACTTCTCCTTTTCGGGGTTCCACATGACGCTGCGGAGATAAGGGGCCTCGCTGGAAACGGAAGCGCGGACGACGGTTTCCGTCTCGCCGTTCTCCTTCGCCCGCGTCTCGACGGCAAACTCCGCCTCGCGGAACGTCCGCCCGTCCTTCTGCGGGTCGTCTGCGCGGAAGCGCAAATCAATTTTCAGTTTCTTCATCTTTCTCCTTTTCCGGGGTGGTTTCTACCTTTGGCGTTTCGGTCAAAATCCCGGCGTCGGCCTTCTTCTTCTTCAGCCGCTTCTGCTCCGCGAGGTTCTCTTCGTAGTCCGTGCCGTAGTCCGCCGCGATCTGGCTGTCGGTTTTCCAGCCGTGGGCGACGGCGACGGCGGCGGCGTTTACGTCCTTCATCGGGTCAACCCACTCCCACGTCCGCCCGCGAAACTCATGCTCGGCAAGGCGGTCGAAGTCGCTCGGCAAGTAGGGCGACGAAACGCGGTATTTCAGGAATGACGCAAGCCACGCGCGGAACACGGGCGACGCCAACTGTTCGATCATCTGCGCCTGTAACGTGCGCCAATGGTCGCGCTCGGCAAGCGTCCCGGCGCGGACGGACGAAAACGACACGCCCGCCCAATCGTTTGCAAAGCACGCGTATTCAAGCCCCAGGCCGCTTGCAATGTCGCGCAACATGGAGTTCTTGAACGCGGTCAGCTCCCTGTTCGGGTGTGACGGCGTGACCGTTTTGTAGTCCCAGCCGGGTTCGAGCTTGATCTTCGTGCCCGGTTCGCTCGGCATGGTGAGCGCGGCGGATTCGTCGTCGTCGTACTCGCCCAACTCGCCGTCGCGGCCAATGGGCGCGGAGAAAATACCCGTTGTGTTGGCCTCGTCGCGCGCGGCGACAAGCTCCGAGAAGTTGTACTCGTCCAGCATTTTGAGCTTCTTCAGGACGGCGTGGCCGAGCGGTATGCCGCGCGTCTGCGTCTCGTCGTGCTGCGTGAACAAATGCAACACGTCCGCCGCCGGAACGCGCACGACCGGGCGGTTCGCCACGAATGACGCTGCGGGATCTTCGCGGTCGGCGCGGAAATAGTAGGCAACCGGGCGGAGCGTGCGGCGGTCAACCTCGACGCCGTTGCGGATGGCCGTGTCCCGTCCGCCCGCGTTCATCGTCTCGTCGATGGCGTCCGGGCGGATTACGCGGAGCGCAAAGCCGTAAACGTTCTGCGCCGCGCGGTCGATCAGGACAAACGCCTCGCCGTCGCGCGCCCAATTCTCGGCGCAAAGGCGACAGATTGACGCGAACGACTTGCGGCCCGTCACGTCCGCGAGGTCGGGTTCGCTCGTCCATTTCCACCAATGGTATGCTATAAACTCCGCCGCCTTGGGGTCGATCTTCGCGGCGTCGGCAAGTTTGCCCGGCAACGGCTTAAACTTGAAACCGTCCCCGACGACGTTGGCGACGAATAGGTCAAGCCAACGCCGGAAGTGTTCGGAGTTCTTCTCCATGTCGCGCGAACGGGAGCGGATAACGGACAAGCTCGTCGCAATCTCGCCATTTGAAAAGCCGCCGTCCCAAATCCAGGGGCGCAAAAGCCGCGAACATTCCGCCGCCGCGAACATTCGCACAAGATGGCCGCGCTTTGCGGCTTCCGCCGCCGCGCCCTGCGCACGCTTCCTCTTGAAAAATCCAAACATTACACGAACCTCACTTTCACGCGCTGGACGCCTCCTGTCGGCTGCGTCCCATTTTCGTCGGCCTTTACGCGGTCGCGCCAATAGGCCAAAATGGCGAGGAGGTCGTCGTAGCTCTTGTACGAAATGGAGATTTCCCCGACCGATATGCTCTGATTCGGGTTGTTGCCCCAATTCTGCAGGGCCGTTTCAATGGCGGCGACGACCGCGCGGTATTTCGACACAAGCGCGCGGATGTAGATTTCGCCGCTGCCGATTGCCTCCGTTCCGCCTGGGGTCGTCGCGTATGCAATCCAGCGCGTCGCGCCGGAAAAGCCCGCAAGCGTCGCGGCGGTCGCGGTCGCCGTCCATGTTCCGTCCGCGCCCTGCACCGCGTTGACGGTCGCGCTCTTCACTCCGTCGGCAAGTTTGACGGCGACGGCAGTTGTGCCGTCCGGGGCGGTAAACGTCCCGGTCAACGTCTCGCCGTCGAAAGCGGCTCGGTCTGTAAATCGTCTCGCCATTGGCAGTTCCTTTCTCTGCCTTTGGCGTTGCGGTCAAAAGCCGCCGCCCGTTTCGGGCGTTCCTCGCGGTTGCGGTATTCGTCGGGCTGAATGTCTCGGTGGTCGTATTCCATGCGCGGCTCCTTTCGGTCAAAAAAGCTGTCCGCCGATTGCGAGGCGGTGTTTCTTCTGCGGCTTCGGCTGCGGGGGCGGCGGTGATTCGGTTTCATCTTGTAACCGATTGGTTTCCTCGGCTTCCGCCTGGGGCGGCTTCGTCTCTCCGCCGCCGACGATCTTTCCGCCGATTGCAAGCCGTGATTTCTTCTTCTTCATGATCTCCCCGCTTCCTGTCAATCCCTCGCTCCCGGCAAGCGCGTAGCACATGGCAACGCTGTCGCCGTAGTCGTGTGGGTTCTTGGTCTGCCATTTGTAAGCGTAGCAGTCGCGCCCGTCGCGCGTCTTTGTCTTGGTCTTGCCCTTGAGCTTCTCGTTCGAAACCTGGACGGCAAACTTGTAATGGTTCGCGCCGCCGTCGAAGAGGGACAAGCCGCCCGCGCCGCCCGTTTCCGTCGCCCATGCGCGCTGCGCCTTTTCCTTGTACTCGTCCGCGTTGAACGCAAGCCAACGACGGCCCTCGTTGTCCTTGCAAAGCACCGTCGCGTTCTTCTCGTTCCTTATCCGGCTGCGGACGTTCGGGTTCCAGTTCTGCCCGGCGCGGCCCAACATGGCGACGGCCTTGAGGCCGTATTGCGCCTCGGCCATTGCCGCGAAACGGGTCACCGTCCTGAATTGACGCCCGCCCGCGTCGATTCCCCATTTGTCAATCGGGATGCCCTGCGCCACGATCTCGCGCGCGTGCGCCCCCAACGCCGCGAAGAGCCGCGCATCAAACTCCGTATCGTTCAACCGTTCGGGAATCTTCACGGGCGTGACGTGGTAGGCGACGACAAGCGCGGTGAGCTGAATGTCGAACGAAATCACGGCGGTCGTGATCGCGTAGCCTGGGTTTACGTCGGTCGCGGCGACGGTCAAAACTGTGCCCGGCGGGATTTCCTTCGGCGGCACGCCGCGCCGCACGCGCTGCATGATGAGCTTCGCGGTGAGTTCCAGCGCGAACGCGTCGCGGGGCGGTTGCATCTGGTATTCGCTCATAAACGTATCTTCCCCGTCGCGGAAAAGTAGGTTCATGGCGTGCTGAATGGCGGAATGTTCGGTGAGCTTGTCGAAGTTGCGCGGGTTCAACACGCACGCGCCCTCGTCCATTTCGCGGCGGTGTTTCCGATAAAAGCGGTTCGCCGCGATGTGCGGTTCTCTGTCCGCCGCCTTTTCAGCGCAGAATATTTCCCAATACTCCGTCCAAAAGTCGCGGACGCCCTTGCGCTCTTCCGCCGTCGCCTCCGGGTTGTGGCAACGCGGCCACGCCGTCACCATTTTGTAGGTCTTGGTTTTCCAGCCGGGGTCGGCTGCGAACGTCTCGGACAAGTCGTCTGCTTCAATCGGCGTCGAGGTCATTATGGCGGCTATGTTCTTGCGGTGCCCGGCCAGTCCCATGAAGGTCTTTTTGATCTTCCGGGCCATTTTGGCGACCTGTCCTTCACTCTGCGCGTTCTCGTCGTTCTGCAAGTCGTCGAAGATGATAAAGTCCGGGCGGATGATGCCTTTCGCCTTACCACGGGCTCCCGCGTTGAAGCCGATTGATTCCAGTGTAACGCCGGAAGATGGAAACGGACGGCCCGTGCGCGGGTCGATGATGGTCGGGAAAATGATCTTGCTGGCGGATTTCTTCGCGTTGGTGTTCCGCCCGTGGTATTTCTGCGTTTTCGCGCGCTGGTAGGCTCCCTCCAATTTCAGGAACGGAACGGAAAGCTCCGGCCAGTCCCGGATAAATGCTGGGTTCTGGGTTATGTTCGTAAAGACGTTTTCCAAAATGTCGGTCGCGTTGCCGTCGTTCGCGCCAACGGCGACGACGTAGCGGCGGCGTCCCGTGGCGGTCGTCCACAGCACCGCGCCTTTCGTGTAGGCCGTCTTTGCATGGCCGCGCGCCACGCGGATGTGGTAGGGAATCGACGCGTCCCCGATGGCCTGTTCCATGTCGCGGACGATCTCCTGCATTTCCGGCGGCGGCGCAAACTCCAGGAACGCGCCCGCGTCCGGGTCGGGGTCGGTGCAGTACTTTTTCAGGAAAAAGAGGAAATCGCGCTCGGCCCGGCGGCGGCTCTTCCAGTCCACGGCGGCAAGGGCCGCGTCCAGGTCGGCGGCTATGTCGTTATGCTTGGACGTGGCGAGGCTCTTCGCCTGGCGTTCCGCGTAGGTGAGCGCGCGCGGGCGGGCGCGTTCCGGCACGATCTTGTCAAAAAGAGACGCCGCGCCCGTCAAGCCTGGGGCCGCGCGCTTGGCCGTCCGCCGCAAAAAGTCGGCAACCGCCGCGAGGTCTACTTTGAAGTCGGCCCGCGCTGGCGCGCCGTCCTGTTGCAACAGCCACCGCAATGTCCGCGCCGTGGCGCGCTTCGAGCCGCCCTTGCGGAGTATCGCGGCGGCTTCCTCTTCGCTCAAAAGGCGGACGGGCTTTGCGGCGGCTGCGCTCATATCCCGTCAAACTCCCCGCTTTCCGCGCCGTCCGCCGCCACGGTCGCGCCCGGTAGGTCGGCGGCGGTGTTGTCCGCCACGAAATCCATGTAAATCTTCACCATTTGCGGCACGCCCTCGCGCGCCATTTTCACAACGCTCTGCCGAATTGTCAGCTTTGTGCGGAGCTGCCCGACACGGTAGCGGCGGACGGCCTCGGCGTTCGCCAAAAAGTCCTCCTCGGTCGTCTCGGCAATCGGCATTTCCGCCGCGCCGCAATCCTCGAACACTTGCAACGGGTCTGCCTTTTGTGCCTCTTCGCTCATAGCTTCACCTCGTAATTCTGCCGCATGGCGGCAAGCTGCGCGGCGGTCACGCCGTGGCGATTGCGTCCGCCGTGGCGGTTCTCGACGGTCACGACGTGGACACGGTAGCCGTGAATGGCGGCAAGCCGCCGATATGGGGCCATGTCCTTCTCGTCGACGAATGTGTTGGCGACGCAGATAAGCGGGCGGCGTTCCTCCATCGCGTTCTTGGTGTTCTGCAAACATGACGCGATAGCCTGGTGCATTCGCTTCGCGTCAAAAAGATATTGGTCGCCAATGGTAAAATATGCGTCGTTCTCGAACACTTCGCCGCACAAGCTCCGCGCCAGTTCGGATTTCCCGGCCCCAGGTAGTCCTCGAAGTAGCAGCAGCACGCCGTTTTCGTCCGTCCGCCGCTCCTTTTCCAGGCCTTTGGTGCCGTCAAGCCCGGTGAACGCCTCGTCAAGATTGGCCCCGGTTTCGTGGATTGCGTCTATCCATTTGCGGTTTAGGTCATAAACCGCCGGGCTGGTGGAGATTATGCCGCCCTCGATGGCCGGGTTGTTGGTGTAGTTCGCCGACGAAATAACCGAAAGCCGCCAGTTTTCATTGCTCAAAATAAAGCCTTTCGCGTGGATGTGCGACAAATGGAGCCGTTCTGTGTGCTTTTTCAGCATTTGCGTCGCCGCTGCGCTCCATTTTTTCATCATCATGTGCGCAATAAACGAAAAGCGGCGTATCTGGCCGCGTTCGAGTAGGTTTATGATCTGCGTCGCGCCGGGAATCGAAATACTCCATGTGAACGCGTCAACGTCCGCCGGGCCTGTCTGCAATAAGCAGTACCGCAACAAGTCATGCAACGCCCAGGAACCTGCCGAAATGAAAATTATTGACTTCCCCGGCTCAATGGTGCCGATTGCGTCACGCATTAGCGCGAAACGGCTGGAAAGCATGGCAACCTCGCGCACGTTCGGCACGGCAACGCCGCCAGTCTTGCTTTGATAGTCGAAATCATCCGCCGTCGTGTTAAAAAGTGCCATATTGCCCCCTAAATGGTGCGGAAATGACGATAAAAACGTGAGGCGAATAATTGCCGGGAT